TCAACCTTGTTGGCAGAAATAAATGATATAGTTACTATCTGGACTGACTGCAGCACCTAAAGAATAGGGATGATTCCAACTGCCACCAAAATCAAATACATATAATACATAATTATCAGGTATTTCTACTGAATCTTCATTAAATGACAATCTATGCAAATATTGTTGCTGAAGCTTTCGATTTTCTTTTTCAGTATAAGTTGGATACACTTTATCTTTGGAACTCTTATTTTCATAATTCGGCTTAGGCTTTAATGCATCTCGCGCATCTTGTATTCGTTTACGAATTTCAAAATATCTCTTATACTTTGCACTATTGTCTTCATCTGGAATCTGTACCTTATTGAATTCTGCTAGTACTTGATTTTCCAACTCATATATTTCATCTACAAATTTATCAATTGGATGGTCTTGTCGCTCTTGTATAAATTTACCCATCGGCACAGTTGTATTCTTTACAGTCAATAGCGACCTTGGAATTAATGCAGATAGAGAATCTGCATGAGCCATATTAGAGTCAATAAATTGTTTAACATACACATTGGATATATCAGATTTTGAAAGAACCACTTTAGAGTTAGAACGTGCTTCATCTATATATGGCTTTAATTGTTCCGGTGTGCCTCCAAATGCAAATTGTACATAAGCCCTACCTTGAAAAAAACTTGGATTACTATGCATATGAATATTTTTTGCAAAACCAGGTATTTTCTTTGGGAATCCAGGAATCATAGGCATCATTTTATAATCTTTGGTATTATTGATAGGATACTCAATTAATTCTATAGGTTTAAAAAGGCTCTCTAGTGACTCTTTTATTTCCTGTTTAGAACGAACTGTAAATAAATCATGACCTTTATTTTTATCTAAATACTCTCGAATTGCCTTTTCATTTGCTTTATCCCGATCAGCACGCGTCCTATAATCTTTAGTATTAATGGGATTTGTTAGCTTAATCTCTCCTTGACCATTCTTTTTCATATATGGGCTCACGATGCGTAAAGGTTTATCTCGACCACCAATAAAATAACCTTGATTACGTGTTGATTCAGTATTATAGTTTTTAATTTCTTTTAGTGCTTGTTCATCCTTATCATTATAAAGTGGATCAAACGTTTTGTATTCACTACCAAAATCAGATTTTTCTGATATTTTTAATCGCTGAGAAGCGTGCTCCTTCTCCTTCCGTTCTAATGTAATTTCATCTTCAATCGAAAGCTTTTTTGGATTTATAGATTTATCCCTTATAACAGCTTTAAATGCACCAGGAATAATCTCAACAAAATCTAATTTCACAGGGGCTTTAGTTTGTACAGACTGTTTTGACTTTGTATTATTTTTCAGTTCAGCACTAGTATTTTGGTTTATCCCATCCACTGTTGCAGCTAAACTAAACTGACTAGATATTGCTAGTGAAAGCAGCATTAGTACAAAATATTTCTTATTCATTTCTCTCTCCTATATACACCTACAACTTTATATGTTATAGCAAAAAGGACCTACAGTAAACTGTAGGTCCTTATATTTTGGTGCGGATTGAGGGCTTATATTCAACACTCTGCACGATTACTATATTATTTAAACTCTACATTTTTAAAAGGGGCAAATAAGGGGCAAACGTTATTTTTTATGCCCCTATGTAAAAAGCCCCACATCAGATTATGTTATTAGAATATTTGTTTTGTTATGAATTAGCGACTTCTTCACCATATAGCCTTTCCATACCTTGGCGAGTTACAAGCCAATTCTTACCAGATTTTCTAGCTTCATCTTCGGTAAATTGTTTATTTGCATATCTCTTTAAACAGCATTGCTTAATAGAATCAGCTGGTACATTCCATCTTTCACCAGCCTCTTGTGTAGTCATTACATCAGCTAATTTCATTATAATACTCCCAATATAACTAATAGATTATAGACGGATAAAACAAAGGCAATAATGCTAATTATTAAAGTTAATCTTGAAATCATATGCTCGCCATTGTTATAATAGTTAGGAAGATTGGGGCTCTTTCGAGCCCCTGTGGTTATCGTTTTAACAGTTCTATTATCGCTATTGTCAGTTGGATAAGTGCTGTTATAATCGGTAGCCACTTTTTTATTCTCTTCCTTAACTTCTTCAACGGCTTCACCTCCTTCCCTATGTCTATATTATAACACGTTTCCGTGTTATATGCAATAGTTTTTTATTAATTTTACAAACAAAAATAGAGCCTACCAACCTAGATATTTTCTAAGTTAGTAGGCTCTTTTATTTATAGTTGCGTGTATCCACCATTACACGCTATGGAGATGTATGGATCACTTCCTTAATTCTTAGATGCAAGATAAATAACAGTACCGCCTAATAGAATGTTCAACAACTTACTTTTGCGTTGCTCCATCTTGGCTTTGTGTATTTCTTTCTTTTGCTCGTTCAAGTATATTTCGGCTTTCGCCAATGATAACTTTTGCTCGTTCAGCATCTGCTCTTGCTTCTGTAGTAAGTTCCGTGCTTCTGTTAATTGCATCCTCTGTTCGCTGATTAAGTTCAACGCTTCGATTAATTCGTTCTTCTGTTCGTTCGTTGATAGCTTCGCTACTCTCAACTGCATTTCTAACTCGTTGATTGTAGTCAATTGCTTGTTGATTGTACTCTCTAGCGTTTCGAAGTTCGTTTTCAGCGTTACGTATTCCTGTGGTGTCAATGTTACTGCTTCTGTTGGTGTAGAACCATACACAGAGGAAGCACACAATGATAAGAATAACAGGAACGCACCAAGGATACTTTTCAGTAAATTGTTTAACTTTAACATACATATATACCCCCTATATATTACTTCCCCATTGTTGAGCATAATATTTTGCTTTCATACGAATTACATCGCCGCCACTACCAGCTTCATCACCCTCACGGACTACCCACAAATCCCAACGTTCACAAGTAGAATTAGGGCCGTATGGTTCATGTGCATACCAGCCGTCCATGTTGTCTGCTGCTTCTGCGTGAGTTAGTACATTACTGATACTAGCTGGTAAGCCTAAATCAACACACAATACCGCCACTACCTGTGCCAGTGTTTCAATCTGTGCATCTGTTGGTGGGTAATTACCTAAGTTATTTACCCACTGTGCATTATAAGCACAGTCTAAAGAGATACCAATTGCACCACTATTACGCATCCATGTATGGTTCTTATGGTCTGTTAGTTCGCCGTCAATGTAAATATTACCACTACCATCAATATTGATATGGTAATCGTCAAATTGTTGGTTATATCTTCCAGCAGTCCAATGTAGATATACCTTATTAATTTCACCTACTGCACGGCTACAATAATCATTTAAATCACTCAAACTAATGTTTATCATCTACATTGCCCCTTTCAATCATAGGTATCTTTGGCGGTTCTTCCAATTTATCTGGAATACCATTGCCATCTTTATCTATCCACAATGCAAGGAAGCCTACTAATGCAGTTAAAACAGACGGAATAAAGATATGATCTATGATATTAATACCCACATTAATCATCTTGTTAGCATCATCAGATACGTAACCGCTAATAAAAGCCATGATGTATTGAGTAACCACTAATAAAATAGGTACTAGCATGATTAGTACTAGTACCCTTGTAGCTAAAATACCTGTTGGGTGGATGTTAGCCACCCTCACAGATTGATATGTTTTTTTAATTGAATTGATGATTTTTGGCGGTATGTTCATGAAGTTCTTCCTTTATATCATCAACACGTACTTCTAAGGCTTCAACCTTTGCAGATAGTAATACTTGCTTGCTTTCAGCTTTTATTCGCTCTGCACGTGATAATTTAATTTCATCTTTCAAATCTTTTAGCGTATCAGTTAATACACCCCATTTTTCTTGAAAGATAAGATTATCTTGCATCCGTTGTGAGTCTAATTGTTGTAACAACGGAATAATCAACAATCTATATCCTGCACCTGCAACAACACCCACTATTGTGAGTGTTGTTAAGATGTCATTCAACTCAAATTGCCAAGTCCACATCTATTACACCTTTCTCCAATAACCAATAATGTCAATAATATACCGAGTGTTTGCCGGTACACCCCAAGCCTTAATCATACGACTGTTTCGTTCAACATAAACACTATTGTTATTTACATTAACGCTTTTTTCTATTAGTCGTACAGCAACTGGCGAATTTGGTGGAAGCGATGCAACCACGTTGCCATTACCGGAAGGGGCAGTCAATTTAAAGTCAAAATGCAAGTACCCCCAACCTGTAAGTGGATCATATGCTAAATATCCTCTATCCGCACCTCGCTCACCTGCTATTGCCGTTCCCCATACGACTTCATATATTTCGATTGGTTGTGAAGTTACTTGTCCACCGCTTCCAGGGTCACCTTTCGGCCCTCTTAAAGCTAGTAATTGTTCTGCCGTAAAATCAGAATATTTGAACGGCTCGCCTTTATCACCCTTTGGCCCTTTAAGTGCATTAAGTTGGTCTTGCGTGAAGTCGGAATATTTAAACGGCTCCCCTTTAGGTCCTGGCGGTCCTTGTGTACTTGATGTATACTGATTAATTTCCGTTTTCTTTACATAATCACTTAATTCAGATTTTTGAGCGAAGGACTGCCCCTCTAGTTTATTAACGTAACGACTAGAAGCATCACCAGGTGTTAATGCATATTGAGCAATCTCGTTTTTCTTAATAAAAGTACCTAAATCGTTCTTATATGCAAACGTTTGAGTCGCCCAGCCTTTTTGAGCGTAATTATTAGTCGCATCTGTTTTAGACAAATAATCACTTAACTCTGTTTTAAGTGCATATTTAGGGTCTCCTAGCATAGTAAGGTAATTTCTTATATCAACTTTTTTTAGATACAAATTATCTGCATCTTGTTTAGTTGTATAATCTGATAAATCTACATTAGCACCAGTGCCAGGCGGTCCTGGTGGTCCTTGTTCACCTCTAGGGCCTTTTAAATTCTCTAATTGCTCCTGTGTGAACATATCATAAGTAAAAGGCTTTCCGTCTTTACCAGGAGGGCCTTGAATACCCTGTAACCCTTGTTCGCCGTTTAGTCCGTCAACACCATTCTTACCAGGTTCGCCCTTTGGCCCTGGAGGGCCAGGAGGCCCTTGCTCTCCTGGTTCACCCTTCGGCCCTTGCAATTTAATAATTTGGGTATTATCTTTGACAATGATTTTATCATCATCATTAGACTTTATATGAATATTTTCATCACTCATATTATTTCCCCCTATTGCTGATGCCTTCATCTATTGTTATTTCACCTTTTATCAGACATTTAATAGGCTTATCACCACTCCATAGGAATAAATCCCAATAGTACTTGCCATAGTCCAATGTGTTGGTATCCAAGGATAAGATGATTTTACTTAACTCATCACCTTCTAACCCCTCTTGTGATACTGCCACATCAAACTTTGCCTTGTACTCATCATCAGTTGGATATTTTCTAACGCACGCAAAAAGGCTTTCACTATCTACTGCATTTGTATATCCAACATTTAGAGTGATTGCTTCGCCTTTAATAACATTAAAGTTGTGTTGGACTGGTAACATCCGCATCATCCTCTTCCAAATCCATTAGATCATTATGAATACAACCCTCTGTAGGGCAAGTGCCATTTTCATTTAAAGTTGCGTAACAAAATTCGCAAAACTTCATAACAGGAACATCACTTTTAATTTCGAACGCTTCCATTATTTCACCGCCTTAATTTTTAATAACATTTCTTGATTTAACTTCTTGAATTGTTCTTGCAAGTCGGTAATATCGCCGTTAATCAATCGCCGTCTTAATACCATTTGCTCCAGCGTTTCAAATCGTTTATCATAGTAATTTTTGATTTCTGCAATTTGTTCTGCCTTAGTTGGTTCTTTTGGTTGTGGTGTTACAAATTCACCATTTACATATAACTTGCCTTTCATAAATTCATCTAGCATACTATCGCCGTCTGCAGAGTAAATATAATCCGCTGCATCTGGCCACTCTTTTTTAGCATGATCTAGTAGTTCATCTTTACTAATCATATTATCCACAAAGGATGTAATTCTTTCGCCCATTTCGTTTAATACGAATACATATTGGTTCATGTGTTTTCTCCTCCCCTTATGCCATGCCTAATGCAAACCAGTAATAGGATGCCGCATATCTATCGCTTGCTGTAAATACTGCTTTTGTATTGTTGCTTTCGTTGGCAGAATTTGCAAAATATCTTGGTGTATCTGACCCACTCCAATACGCATCAACCGCATTTGCCATGAATAGAGTCTTAAAACGAATAGGGAAGATTACTTCTGTCTTGGTTACATTATCTTGTCCGCCAATTCCCCACTGGATAGTGAAGCCATTCGCAAACTTTACGAAACCAGCGTTTGTATCGAGTTTAGATTCCACGATAGCACCTTGACCTAACAGACTTTTAAGCGTTGATAAATTAAGCACTTTATTAGTATCGCTATCGTTGTAATTAGAAGTGATAAAATCAATCACTTTAGATGTATTATCACCTTTAACGAATGATACTCCAGTATTGGTTTTATTTGCATCTTTTACATAGCCACCAGATGTAATTGAAACATATCTATCTAGTTCACCTTTGGTAACAAATGTACTATCCGACATATTCACAGTAATATTTTTTGCATTACCAATTATTGTTCTAATCTTATAAATTTCGCTATCAATAGGTGTAGTCTTATCTGGTACATAGCCTACATTATTACCGCCATTTGTATAGCTATATAGCATTTCTGTTTTGCCATCAACTTTTGCATATAGGCCAACCTCACGTGGGAAGAAGCCTACATTTAAAGTGTTGTTTGATAGTGTAGCCGTAATTAAGTATTGACCGTTACCCTCATTTACACCGCTTGTTACTGGCAATTCCATTTTAGGAGAAATTACAGATGTCATATCATTAAAATTACGACCTGTAGCATCTCCATCACCTACTACTACACGTGTAAATATTAAGTTTTTACGTGTAGCAACACTTTCAGCAATCATTGCCAAACCATTTTTAGTTACCACGTTCTGTGGATATTGACTAGGCATTATTTACCCCCTTAACAATTAATACGATTAATTACATTAGCTTTAGTGATATACACACCAGCCACTATAGATGCATCTTCTAGCGTTGAATTAAATCCAACCATAGGATTAATAGTTGTTGTTTCAAACGTAGTAACAATGCTACCAGCATACAATTCAGTATCAACGCTATGTACATCATTAATACTTAATCCAATATGTGATGGTTTAACCACAGTTAAGTTGCTTCGTATTTGCGGTATAGCATATACAAAGGATGAATTATTAAATTCCAACTTTAATACACCGTCTTCAAACTGAACATCTACATCATCAAGAACGAATGTTTTAACGATTGCCCTAATTCTATCTAGCGTACACTTGCCGTTATTATTCCATAACATTTGCACTATGGCTCTGCGTTGTTCGATTGAGCCATCACCTTTGATACCTAAATCTTTTTCGTAAACCTTTAAGCCACGTTCACCTACCGCATCAAAGAA